CCCGGTTCGCCAATTGCACTCGACTTAATAGAAGGTGCAATAGAACCCATTCTTAATGGGTTCCCGGCGTTCTTGTAGGGAGATCCATCCAATCCATGATTGGACAGACCTTCCTCAATGGACCACTGCAGTAACTGGTAGCCAGTTACTGCGTCAAGGCCATACAAGGGATCCTCGAGTTTGAAATTTTCAAAGTCGAGGTTCATGTTTTCGGCACTTTCGCCGAACTCATGGTGAGGCATGTGCACAGGTTCATCCCTGCACATTGTCTGCCATCTTGGCCTGCCTGCTTTTAGCAGATAGGGCAAGCCGAACCAGGTCTCGAAAGTCGAGTCCTGGTCCGGAACGAATCTGCACCAGGTACGGAATTTTACCGCTACCTCTGCAGCACGTCCCCCCTCCTTCACGCTCGAATCAATCGAGGCGGATGAAGTTAGGGAGAGGTGTCCGAGACTTTTGAAGTTCTCGGGTTTCAACTCCTTCACCGAACGCCCGATGAGGACGCTCAGCCGGCGTAGAATCCTACGCCGACTCTCGGTGATAACAGGTACAGAGGATAAAGTCTCTGCGTGCAAACGCAGGGACGCCTCCCTGTTAATTTTGGTGGCAGCAGGAAAGTTCCTGCTGGTCACCAGGTGACAAAGCCTTGTTGACTGGGCTTTTGACACCACCCCGTGATCCCAGACTCTTACGAGCCAGGGAGTGAGTTCCCGCCAGATGGCAGGCAGCTCCGAGAGATTATCTCTCTCGTCACCAAATCCCGGAAAATCATCCGGGATTTCGGGCGCCGCAGTCAAAGACTGTACCGCCTTCCAACGCAATACAACAGAAAATTTCTTCCATTGTTTGCAGACCTTATCACTGTTATTAACAGCAAGGCCATATGCCCACTTCATCAATTTGGTGAACGCAGGCATCTCTCGAAAAGATCTGATCTTTTCGGGAGTACTCATTATGAGGTTATCAACGATAGCCTCTATGATATTAGACAGCCTCTTAAGAGACTGATAGTTCATCTTACAGATTTTATCTGTGACGGACTGTGCGAGATAAGGAAGAACCTTCCTAACTCGCTCATTACGAGAACGGTAAGTTTCTGACTTACCGAACCGACCTAATCTGACAACCAAAGGCTTGTCGATATGGATGTCCAAACTACGGGAAATTCCGAGTAGATTGGATTTCGGGTCCAAAGACCCGGGAATCTGAGATTTTGTCTCCTTCAGTACATCTGAAGCCGAAGCCACAGGCATGAAGGAAGATTCTTAC